CTAACACTGACAACCCCCCGAGTCTGACTTAAAACATAGGTCTGGTCAACCAACGGTTACGGGTACGATCTTAATGTGTCGCAACACCGCCTAAACTGAAATCCGACTGTAAGCTTAAATTTATTTGTATAGATTGTGCCCAGTCCTTGATCAGCCTCTACAAAACAAACAATAAAATATGTAATATAATAATAATAATTTAAGATAATAATAATTTATAATAATAATTTATAATAAGTTAATATGTTGGTATCTCCAAACTTGAAATAAGTAGCTCAGATTTAATATAATGAATTATTTATTTATTTGTGATGTTATGTGAATTCTTTGATTTTGAACGACTCTTTTCTTTTGGTTTAATAATTGTTTCTGTCTCTGCTATTAATTCTTTATTTTCATCTGAATCCTCTGAATTATAATCTAATTGTTCTTGAATCTTAGGTAGATTACTTTTATCTATTTTAATATTGTTTATTTGCTCTTTCAATTTCTTTATTTCTTCTTCTTTCTTATTTTCTTCATTCTTTGCTTTGTTTATTATTTTTATCTGGTATATGCTTTTGCTTGCTACATATGTATTAAATTTTGCATTATATTCTGAATCTATTAATGTATCACGGCTATATAAAGATACTTGTATTGTTTCTACTTTGACGAATGATCCAAAATTTTGATTTAAATCATTAATTTCAAATTTTACTGATGAATTCTGATAAAATTGCCAGCTCTTTTCATCTTTTAGTGGTGTTTGTGGAATATAAATAACATAATTTTCATCATTTGCAATCATAAAAGCATTATATCCTTCATATCCTATTCTAATTTTAGCAGTAGTCAATGCATCATATATTATTGGTATTTTTGTTGCAAATCTTGCTGTAGATGCTTTTGTTACTGAAGTAAATGCCCATATTGGTGTGTTTTCATTCATTTCTATTTTTGTTCCATTGTAACTAGCCTCAGCTCCATTGTCTCCTTCTTCTACATCTATATAGGCTCCAAAAGGTACATCTGAATTGGGATCTATATTTACTAATGTATTATTCATGCTTAGCTGCAAATTATTATATGTTATTAATCCTGTATTATTATATGTATTTATTGATCCTATGGGATTTTTCAATTCAAATGACCATGTAACATAGAAATAACCTGGGGTCACTCTTTGATTATTAGTATTTTTACATCCAATAGCCAGAGCTACAAATATGAAAGGGTTTGATGTAGTTGCAAATTCTCCTCCCATTCTATAAAGATTAAATTGTAGATTAGTTCTTGGTCTTATTCTAGTTGTATGAGGTACATAGCATTGTGTCATAAACCCACCATTGGATGTTCTGAGTGATTGTTGTAAATTATCATTATCTATTCCATCATCCCAGATTGTTCCACCTATTACATTTCCTTGTTGTGTTACAGCACACATAGGTATATATGTTATTTTAAAAAGTAGTGGTCTGTAATTTTGGTAACCTGATGCTAATGCAGCTATCCTTGTTCCTTTCCAATATGCTGGATTTGCTGGTATCACTGTCATTACATTTGTGCTCTGTATTGGAGACGTTAAGTCATCAGGTATTGAATATATTAGATCTCTTCCTGTTACTCTTACTGAATTTCCATTTTGTCTTAACATACTAAATTTCTTTCTGAAGTTCTCTGCTGAAGCTGCTGCTATTTTTCTTCCTCTAATTACATTGGCTCTTTTCTTTCTATTATTTGGTAATCTGCCCTTGACTCGTGGTTTTCTCTTTCTAGTCTTGATTTTTGGTTTATTAATTTGTTTACTATTATTATTTGCATTCATGTTTTTAAAAATTTATTACGCCCACAAGGGTTTTTAGCTCTTCAATATCAAATTCTGCATCTATTTGTTGGTTAACATAATCTACTTCTTCTTTAGATCGCGCATCATATCTTTGATTTTCTCTAGCTTTCACATTTTCCCAGTAGTCTTGATATACTAAGTTTTCAAATTTTGTTCTTGATTTTATCTCAAATAATTCCATTAATATTTTATTTATATTACTCTTTTCTGTGAATTCTAATTCTTTCTCATTTTTCCGTTTCTTTCTTGCTAGCATCCTTTCATATGTTTTAATTTTCTTTTCATTATCTTTAGATTGTTTTAATAACTGGAATGCATGTTCTCTACAAGAATCAGCCATTATTTCAAATATTTGAATTCCTGGATAGTTCATTTCATAATCTACAGCTTGTTGTATTAGATATTTAGCTTTATTCATATTTGACATAGATTTTGTTTTTATTGAATATTGACTTATTGTGTATAATTTCTTTGGATCCCTTGTTAATGTGATTTTTGTGCTATCTAGTGGATCAGTATACCATGATCTTAATGAACAAAATTTAAATGAGTTGGCTGCACCTTTTTCTAAGAATTTACATATTTGTCCTAATTTTCCAACTCTTGTGTCTAATATTTTGAATTCTCCCTCTGGTTTGGATAAAAAGTATGTATCATATATTATATCTATTAGATCATTGGGTACAGAATCTTTGTATAAAACAGAAAAATCATCTCCTTTTGAAAATACTATGAAATCCTGGCCATATTTAAGTCCATACTGTTCATTAGCATAGCGATTGTACATTGCCATTCTTATTGTATTTGCTAGTGTTGTATCTGAGTCTCCTGAAAATACAGTTCCTAATACTTTGTAAGTCATATATGTGTGTTTCTTTTTGTTTTGTACATATTTTACATCCATGGTTTTATAATGCAAATTGCTTATTAATTGGAATTCTTCTTGTGGTACATGATATATTTTATCTTTTATTCTATTATAAATATATCGATCTAATCCTTTTAATAATACATCCTGTGAATTATCAAATGCTGAACCATCACCTTCAACTACTTTTGTAAAACCTTGTTCTAAATATTTCATTATATCTTGTGCCATTTCTGTTAGATTTTTTCCTCCACAATATCCTTTTAATTTGTTGGTACATATTTCTTCAAGTTGCCAACAGACTGGCCCCATTGCATATTTTATTCTTTGAGGTATTGAACAGACCATTCTTGGCTTTCCATCTGCTGCTTGTAATTCTGCTTTGACTATGGCTTCATAATGTAAATTGAGTACTTGTTCTTGCTTTCTTAATGGTAAATCATAAAATTTTTCCCTATGGTGATGATAATTGTTAATGTCTTCTATTAGTATTTGTTTTGGTGCTGATAAGTGATTGTACCACTGATTGTAATTATAACTGAAGTTATCTAATTCTTCTCCTATTTCTTGTTCTATGGTATTTTGTGCCCATTGAAGGAAATCATTGGCTATTTTTGTTGATGGGCTAGGTGCAGTTTTCATCTGTCTTTTAGCTGCTGCAAATAATGTTTGCTTATTTTTACCATACATCATTACATCCTTCTTCTCATCATGTATTTTTGTTCCGATTATCTTTTCAAATCCTATTTTTGTCGGTGTAGTGTCTGGGATCATGCTAACAGGTATATCATTTATAGTATTAAACCAATGTTTTAATTCTCTAGGTAGTTTCATTTCATCAATGTACTGATAGACTTCTGGGTGCACTCTTTTTGATATTTCTAGTAAATCTTTATCTTTTATATCTATCAGTAGTCGAGGGAAGCCATAGGTAGGTGTTCTATAATAATATAATTCATCTTGCATCAATAACTTTTTCTCTACAAATTTATTGAATAATTTTATATCTTCTTCTGGTATATAGCGTTTTTCTAGTTTGGTCAACCCTGGATGTGTATTTAATATGTAGGACTGCTTTGAACTAATACAACAAGTGTTATTGGGTTTTGCATGTTCTTCAATATTTTCTGATAGGTAAGTGAAGTCACACATTTTTGTTTGAATATTAATATGATTAGAGCTTTGATTTGGGCATGGGCTCTTGACCATGCAAGATTGATTACTCCTTAGTTTTTGCTGCCTTGTGGGCGAGATTGAAAAGGGTTCTCTGAGCTCATTTCTGCTTGTTCTTCTATGTTAGTAGTGTAAATATGGAATAATGCTGCTTTAATTCTTTGCCATATTGTAAGTTTTTGTGTTTCATATTTTTCTATTTTAAATTCTCCATCTTTAATGCTATTTAAAGTTCCAACTAAACTTGAATTTAATAATTTAGCTATATTTGTTTCAGTTTTAAGAGTTTGATTTATGACTTCAGCAAGTAATGGTATAACTTGATTAGGTATGTTATATTTGGGTTCTTGTGTGTTTATATATGTAATTAATGCTTTCAAATTCTTTGAATCTAATTTATCCATTAATGTCATTTTATTTACTAGTTTATTTATTAACTCAGGTGATACTGCTGCTGTTATATCTGCTATTTCTTGTTGTTGATCTTCTAACATTATTCTAATTTTGTGAATTCTTTTATCCATATCTTGTACAGTTTTAGTGAAATAATATTTGCCATCAAATAAGAATACCTCTTTTTCATATTCTTTCAGTGTTTTCTGCTTCTTAGATTTCTTAGCTAAGTTCATGTCTGTTATTTTTCCATCTGTATTATGTATTGCAATTTTATGACTATAACCCATATCTTCCATAGTTTGTTTCATATCATTAATTATTGCTGCTAGTGGTAATCTTTGCCTTATATCTCTAGGATGCAAATCTTTATCTAATAACCTTATTACTGAACCAGTGTATTCATTATTAAATTGTTCTATTATTAGTTCTTCCGGTTTAGGATCAAATATTTTTATTATTTTAAATCTGATGTAATATGTGGCTCCTGAGTCATATTTTTCAATAGGTACTATTTTTAGAATGAAGTTATCATTTGCTGCAAAGTTTAATATGAAATCAGATGACATATCTGCATGTAAATATTCTAAGTATTTAAGTCCATGTATGTAAGGTGTGTCATTTCCATCCATTTTCATTGTCATTATTGTATCTTTTATATTATATTGATTCATGTCTATATTCATTTGTTTTGCTGTTATTTGTACAGTTCCTTCTATCTTTGATCCATATTGTATAAAATGTTTACTGGTGTCTAAATATTTTGGTACATGAGCAGTCCCTACCATTATGGTTCCTGATAATAATGGTCTAGCAATATCATAAAGTTCACTATTAGTTAGATAGTATATTACATCAGTCAAGTTTATTAAATAAGGTCTTTGAGGATCATCTTGAGGTAGTGCTTGTATTGCATCTTTTAAGTTATTCTCTTGCACATTTACTCGATAATCACGGTTTTGTTGTTCTTTTATTTCTCTTAATACTGTTGCAAAATCTTTGTATTCTGGTTTTTCTTTCACTATTTTCTGTAGTTCTTCATCCCATACTTCTTCTCTGAATTTCTTATCATATTCAAATTCATTTAGTTGTGATTCTATTACTATTAATTCATCCTCTGTTAGTGAATCATTGATTTTATTTTGGAATCTTTGTATAGCTGATTTGCATTTAATGATTCTATCATCATCTGTATAATCCATTCTATTCAATACCATTATTGGATCTAAACCTGCATTAAGCAATCTTGTTGAATTTATATCTATAATCTTTCTATCTGTTTGTATTAGTAGTGTAGCTTCTCTATTATTATAGTATTTAACATTTTCAGTAATATTTGAGTTTTCTGCTATACTTCTCACATAGTGACTAATATGATGCGGATTAGTTTCTCTTTCTGGTCTTATATCATTGAAATTAGGGTTCACTTTTCTACATTGGGCATTGTATTCTGGGTATGGTACAAATTTTACGTTTGTTATTGGTTGTAGTAATTTGATGTTATTATCAGTTTCAGGTCTTGTGTACTTGTAGTAATCATAATATTCCTTAATAGCCCTATTCATTATATTAAATCTTTGGGGGATTGTTTTAAGTCTATCCTTAAGACTAGTTGATTGGGACTCCTGACGGACATCCCTAACTTTATT